CCCTGGATGCACGCCTGGCCGACATGGGCCTGGAGCGCCAGGTGCTCGACCCCGGCGACCCGGCCGCTTTCCCGCCGGTGCCGCCGATTCTGGAAAGCGACGACGACGCCCGCCTGCGTTACTACCTGGCCCCACACGCACCGGCTGCAGGCTCGCGCATGCACTATCGTCGCGAAGTGTTCACCCTCGGCGAGCGGCCGTCGGTCAAGGTGCAAAGCGCCACGCCGGGTGTGGTGACGGTGAGCTACACCTTTGACCCGGACGGCTACGCGGCCCGGGTCAAGGACGGTAATGGTCGACGCACGGCCCCCGGCGAGGTGATGGTCACTGTGCTCTCAAGGGACGGTGATGGCACGGCGTCTGCCGATTTACTTGACGGTGTAAGGCGACATTTCGCACGGCCAGATGTAAAGCCGGAGACTGATTTGGTCACCGTCCAAGGGGCGCAGATTCAGCATTACAAAATGCGCGTGGTGGCCAAGATCAACGCCGGCCCGGATTCAGGGTTGACCCAAGTCGCGGCGCAAAAACTGCTGCAAACCTACGCCGACTCCTGCCACCGCCTTGAGGGCCGGGTCGACCCCAGCTGGATCGACTACGCCATCCACAGCGCCGGCGCCGCGCAACTGCAAATCCTCGAACCGCTGGCGCCGATTGTCTGCACGGCGTTCCAGGCCCCGTATTGCACCGGTGTGGAAGTGGAGGTTCGCACGCTATGAGTGAACCCAAAGCGAGCCTGTTGCCTGCCAACAGCTCACCGTTGGAGAAGGCGCTGGACCTGGGCTTCGGCCACTTGCTGGAACGGGTTAAGCCACCATTCCCACAGTTGATGGACCCGGATCACACGCCGGTGGCGTTCTTGCCCTACCTGGCGGCGGACCGCGCGGTGAACGAATGGAGTGCCACGGCGCCCGAGGCCGAGAAACGCCTGACGGTCAAACTCGCCTGGCCCACCGCCCGCCAGGCTGGCACCCGCCAAGCCCTGGAAAACGCCGCCAAGGGCCTGCAACTCAGCCCCGAAGTGCGCGCCTGGTACGAGCAACAACCACCCGGCGTGCCCTACAGCTTTGCCGTACGGGCCTGGACCGAGTTGCCCTACAGCGAATCGATCGACGCCCGACTCGACCGCCGCCTGGCCGACGCCAAAAGCGAGCGCGACATTCTGTCGATCTCCGTAGGCCTGAGCGCTTCGGGCCTCCACAGCATTGGCGCGGCCACCCTGTGCGGCGAACTCACCACGATCTACCCCAACGTGCTGGCAGGCGTCGAGGCCTCCGGGCGCGCCTTTTTGGCAGCCGGCCTCTACACCGTCGAAACCACCACCCTTTATCCACAGGAGCACTAAATGGCTGACTATTACACCCTGCTCACCGATGCGGGGATCGCCTACGAAACCGCCTGCAAGGCGGCCGGCAAACCGATCAAACTGGCGCAAATCTCCGTCGGCGACGGTAACGGCGCCGTCTATAACCCTGATGCCAGCGCAAAAGCGCTGAAACGCGAAGTCTGGCGTGGGCCGTTGAACGCCTTGTTTCAAGATGAGAAAAACGCCAACTGGCTGATGGCCGAAGTCACCATCCCTTCGGATGTGGGCGGCTGGTACGTACGAGAGGCCGGGCTGTGGACGGACACCGGGATCCTGTATGCCATCGTCAAGTATCCGGAGTCGTATAAGCCGGTGTTAGCGACGTCGGGGTCGGGGAAAGAGTTCTATATTCGCTCGATTTTCGAGACGAGCAATGCCTCGATAGTGACGTTGTTGATTGATGACACGGTGGTGAAGGCGACTCGGGCTTGGGTGATGGATTATCTGTCGAAGGGGACGTATTCCAAGGCTGAGATTGAGACGCTGATTGCTCAGTCTTCGGCGCTGCCGGTGGGGTCTATGGTTGCGTTCCCGGTTGATAAAGTTCCTGTCGGGTTCCTGGAAATTGACGGCAGTGTGAAGAGTGCGTCGGCATATCCCGATTTGGCTAAGTTTTTGGGTACGGCTTTCAATAAGGGGGATGAGGGCGCTGGGAATTTTCGACTGCCAGAGTCGCGAGGGGAGTTTTTGCGTGGGTGGGATCATGGGCGTGGGGTTGATGCTGGTCGTGATATAGGAAGTTGGCGCGCCGACGATCTAAGGGCGCATAGCCATGACCTCGACGCTGTTGCATTAGGATCCAAGACACCAATTGGTTCTTTGGTGGGGCCTCGCGATATCCCTAGCGGAGTTACTGCTCTCTACACAAACGGGAAAACATCAGTTATCGGTGGCGACGAAACACGTCCTCGAAGCATCGCTGTGATGTGGTGCATTAAGGCCTGGAGCGCGCCAATCAATCAGGGAGAGATTGATGTTGCAGCGCTTGTCAGTGAACTCGATGCGTTGAAGTCTGCTGTACCGGTTGGATCTATTATTCCATTTCCAAAGGCGGCTGTGCCGCCGGGGTATTTGGAGTTGGACGGTAGTGTGCAAAGCATCGCCGCCTATCCAGACTTGGCTAGGTATCTTGGCACCACGTTCAATACAGGTAGCGAAGCCGCAGGCTTCTTTCGCCTGCCAGAGTCACGTGGAGAGTTCCTGCGGGGCTGGGACCATGGACGGGGAGTAGACGCGGGCCGGGTTACAGGAAGCTGGCAGAATGACCAGTTCAAGGTCCATAACCACGGCGTTACTGTCAGAGAGGCGGCGGCTGGGGGAGGCTTCACTACGATTTATCCTAACGGTACGCAAACTAATAGCAGCAGTTTTATTCAGTCCGAAGGTGGCACGGAGACCCGTCCACGCAACTTGGCGGTCATGTGGTGCATCAAGGCTTGGAACGCACCAGTCAACCAAGGACGCATTGACGTCTCAGTAATCGCTTCCCAGGCAACCGAAGTCAACCAAGGCACCGCAAAAATATCCACTCAGCCTCAGGCCGACGCGGGCATTGATGACGCTACGATCGTAACCCCGAAAAAAATGCGCTTCGGCTTTGCGATGAACTTCACTGTGGCTAGCGGATACATCCTATTTCCAACATGGCTCGGTGGCCTGCTACTCCAGTACGGCCGTGCATCTCTTGCAGCTGATCAGTTCAACACCCTGACCTGGCCTCTTGCCTGGCCAGATGCGTGTTATGCCATTTCTGGCGCCGTACACTCGTCATTTGCGCGTGTCGACGACGGTATCTCCGCCCAGTACCGAAGCCTCACCAAGACCACGGTTATTCTGGATCGGCAGGACATCGGCACGGCAGTCGCCAACAACCGCGATGTGTTCGTTATCGGAATCGGGAAATAACCATGACCATTTTTTATTGTGCAGAAACGGGCGGTTTTTATCTGCCCGGCATGCAGCCTTCTGATATGGCCTGTAAGGAAATCTCCAAGGCGCGTCACGCTGAGCTTCGTGCCGAAAACGCCGCCGGGAAGGTCATCGCCGCTGATGAGCAAGGCGCCCCGGTCTCCATTGACCCACCCGGTCTGACTACTGAGCAATTGGTAGCCAAGGAGCGCACATGGCGTGACTGGCAATTGGCGACCGTTACCGGCTTACGGGATCGTCATCGCGATCAACTGGAGTTGGGTATTCCGACCAAGTTGATTCCAGAGCAGTTCGCTGTGTTGCTGAACTACATACAGTCACTGCGTGACTGGCCGCAGTCGGCAGGTTTTCCCAGCCTGGAAAGACGCCCAGAGCCTCCGCGTTGGCTCGCTGAACAAACCGAGTAAACGTCAACTAACCACCTGAAACCGCTCCCGCGGTTTTTTTTCGCCTGGAGATTCTCTCTCATGCCCACCCGCCAAACCTACACCGTCCTCATCCCATTCCCCACCGGCGCTGGCCATTGGTCTGTCGCCGGCCAGGAGCTGGACCTCCTGGACGTCGAAGCATCCGCCCTGCGCACCGCTGGCCGCCTGGAACTGACCAGCGTCCTTAACCCCACCCCCAAGAAGGCTGACTAACCATGGCTGAGGTTCTGAACTTCGAGCACAACGGCATCACCGTGAATGCCACTGAATCCCCCGAGGCCATGGGTGGCCTTGGCGACAACGTCATCGGCCTGGTCGGCACTGCGCCGAATGCCCATGCGTCGATCCCGAAAAACGCGCCGTTGCGCATTAACAGCTTCACCACCCAGGCGCTGCTGGACCCTACTGGTGCGGAGACTGGCACCCTGTTTCATGCCGTCTACCAGATACTGAAAGTGGTCAAGGTGCCGGTCTACGTGGTGATCGTGGAGGAGGGCGCCACTCCGGCTGACACGATCAACAACGTGATCGGCGGCGATGAGCCGGCCACTGGCCGCAAGTTGGGCCTGGCCGCGCTGGCCAGCGTGCCGGAAGACCTGACCATCATTGGCGCTCCTGGCTTTACCGGCACCAAGGCCGTGGCCGGTGAGTTCGCCTCCTTCGGCAAGCGCATCAAGGCCCGTGTGGTACTGGATGGCAAAGACGCAACCGTCGCCGATCAAGTGACCTACAGCGGCGAACTGGGCGGTGCCGACCTGGGCTTCGACCGTTGCCTGCTGGTGCACAACATGCCGTCGGTGTACTCCAAGGCGGCTAAGAAAAACGTGTTCCTGGCGCCATCGTCCCTGGCCATCGCCGCCTTGGCCAAGGTCAAGCAATGGGAGAGCCCGGGTAATCAGGTGACGTTCGCCGAGGACGTTTCCCGCGTGGTCGAGTACAACATCCTCGACACCTCCACC